GGGATTCTCGAATTGCGGGCATTCTTCGTGCGCGCGATGGCGGCGTGACGGGGAGGTCGTTCCCGAGCGCGGGTATGACGCCCAGAACTGGGAGCTCGAGTCGTCGTTCGACGTCCTCGGCCGAGCTGCCGTAGTCGGCCATGGAGGCGGCGAGTTCGGCGGCCAGCCACTCGGCGTGCTCGGCTCGGCTGTAGCAGCCCGCCTCGACCCAGGCGCGCTTGCCGGCGGCGATGCTCCTGGCCCGCCAAGCCCTCGCGAACGGCCGGTCGTGCATCTCGCCGCACGTCCAGCTGTCGCCGCAGCCGAGGCACGTGAGCGTCGGGCCGTACCAGGGACCGCCGTCGATCCCGGCCATGCGGCGACGCTGCTTGCAGGTCGGGCAGGCGAGGATCCGGCGAATCGGAAACGACGGCGGACGGCAGATGATCGGGGTCGTCATCGCTGCGCCCCCGCCGGGTCGACCGCGGGGTGCGTGAACCGGACCGGCTTGCCCAGCGACCGGGCGTAGGCGATCTCGGCGGTCGTGCTCGAGCCGATGTAGTCCCCGACGACGAGCACCTCATCGCCGAGCCGGATCTTCGCCCGGTGCAGGTCATCGAGGGCGGCCTTGATGCGCTCCGCATCAGCCGGATCAGCCCACAGCCGGTGCGGCTGCTTCATGTCGCAGCCGGGCTTGACGACGATGTAGCCGCTCGCCGTCAGCTCCAGGTCGGCTTCGGCCATGGCGTCCATGAACCGGGTGCTGCCGCAGATCACGACGATCGGCGGGATATCCAAACGCTCCTTGCCGTCGGCGAGCTTCTCTTCCGGGGTGAGCGACTGCGGGTACGACATGAGGTTCTCCTTGATCGGTGGTGGATGATGTGCGGGCCGGTCGCCCCTGGTTGCGACAGGGGCGACCGGTGCTGCGTTCACGGGGTTGTGGCGGACGGTGATGCCGGGCCCGGTGTCGATGCCGTCGTCGTGGTTCTCGACGAGTTCGAACTCGGTGTCGTAGCCGTCCAGCGGACGCTGCGGCACCCACTCCAGACGGCCGGGCTCGTCCTTCTCCGACCGCAGCCACGCCTCCGCTGCACCCTTCGCTCCGGCCTCAGAGTTGGCGTAGCCGATCAGGTAGTCGGAGACGTTGCCCGGCTCGTACATCGCCTCCCAGGCGGGCAGCACCGTGTCCAAGCCCGGGTCGGCGGGGGCGTTGACGTCGCGCCACTGCTGGTTGACGACGGGCCGCTTCTCGACCTCGGTGGCCTTGATCTCGTCGTCGCCGTTCCACGGGTCGGTGCCGTCCTGGCTCTCGGTCAGGCCCTCCTCGTAGAAGACCTGGTAGGTCAGCCCGTCATCGGGGGCGCGGAAGACGAGCTCGTTCACGGACACCCAGCGGCGGGAGCCGACCTGCTCGCGGTGCAGGATCTCCGGGGCGTCGTCGGCCCACGCGTCGGGAATGTCCCAGGCTTCGAGCTGGGCGCGAGTGAAGGTTCGGTCGGTCATCGGGTCCTCCGGTGGTGTCGGGTGTCGTGCCCTGACCGGGCGGTACAGGGCGGGGGGTGGGTCAGGCGGCGTCTTCGTCGGGCCGGCTGACCGGCTGCGGCAGGGCCACGACGGCGGCCTGCTCGCACTTCGGGCAGGTGCAGCGTCCGTGCGTCGGGGTCGGCCCGGTCGCGGCGGAGCCGATCGGCCAGCCGCCGGTGTGCGCTATCCGGTAGCCGGGATCGGGGGCCGCGGCGAGCGGGGCCGGCTTCGGCTTGGCGGGCCGGCCGATCAGCGACCGGAGGTAGCCCTCGAGGTCGCCGTCTTCTCGGAGGGCTGCGATGTCTTCGACCGTGGGCTGGATCATCACGTGGCCGCCATGTCGCAAAAACGTGCAAAATGTCCTTGGAAGGCGGCGGTGATCGTCGCGGTGGGCCCGTTGCGGTGCTTGCCGACGATGAAGTCGGCCTCACCGGCTCGAGGACTCTCACGCTCGTAGGCGTCCTCGCGGTGCAGCAGGATCACGATGTCCGCGTCCTGCTCGATGGCGCCGGACTCGCGCAGGTCGGACACCATGGGCTTCTTCTCGGTGCGCTGTTCGGGGCCTCGGTTGAGCTGGCAGAGGATGACGACCGAGATGTTGAAGTCCTTGGCGAGGAGCTTCAGTCCGCGGGACAAGTCGGCAACGGCCTGCTGCCGGTTGTCAGCCCGTCCGACCTGCATGAGCTGCAGATAGTCGATGATGACGAGCCGCAGACCCTTGGTTCGGACGAGGTTGCGGACGCGGGCCCGCAGTGTGGCCAGGGACAGCAGGGCGCCGTCGTTGATGTAGAGCGGGGCATTGGCGATGGTGTCCTGCACGCGGCCTGCGGCGCGGGCGACGTCGCTGTCAGAGACGACGCCCTGCCGCAGGTGGTGCAGCGGGATGCGGGCTTCGGCGCACAGGATCCGGTCGGACAGGTCGTCGCTGCTCATCTCCAGCGACTCGATGAGCGTGGGGATCTTGTTGCGGACGGCGGCGCCGCGGGCGAAGTCCTGGGCAAGCGTGGACTTGCCCATCGCTGGCCGGGCGCCGATCACGATCAGCTGGCCGGGGGTGAAGCCGCCGGAGAACAGGCTGTCGAGGTCGATGAATCCGGTGGGTACCCGGTGTTCGTTGGTGGGCGGGGTGACGGCGCGGACGAGGCTGCCGCCGATGAGGTCGCCGATGGAGGCGAGGTTGTCCTCGCCGGTGGGCCGGACGACACCGTCGAGGTCAGCCTGGATCGCGACAACATCCACGTCTTCGTCGAAGGCGGGCGAGCTGCCCTTGAGGATGGCGTCGTAGCCGAGCGCGACCATGCGGGCGGCGACGGCCTGCTTGGCGACGCGGCGGGCGTACCAGGCGGCATTGCCGTAGTGGGCGTGGTTGCACAGTTCCATGAGCTGGTCGGCGGCGGGCACGCGGGTGGGCATGCGGCCGTCGGCGTGCCATGCCTCAAGCTGCCGGTGGACGGCGAGGTGCTTCAACTCGCCGTCGCGGAAGCTGGTGCGGAGTTCCTCGACGGCGAACCAGGACCAGCGCAGCCAGTCGGTGGTGATGTCGGCAGGGTCGAAGCCTTCGCCGCCGAGTTCGTCGACGGCTGCAGGCTGCATGATCGCGGTGGCGACGAGGACGCGTTCGGCTTCGACGTCGCGCGGACGCTCGGGCGGGCGCGGGCCAGCGACGGCGGCGATCTCGTCGGGGGCCCACATCTCGGTGTCGGTGGTCACTTGCTCTCCAGCGGGAGTTCGGTCTGCTGCCCGGTGCGGGCGCCCTTGATGGCGGCGCAGCGGCGGCAGGGCTCTTCGAAGTGGATCGGGCCGGAGCCGAGGTCCCATGCCTTCTGGGCCTTGACGTGGTCGGCGAGGGTGCCGTGGGCGGCCATGTCATCGATGGCCTCGTCGGTCAACAGCGGCTCGTCGAGCGGGACGTGGCAGCCGCAGGGACAGCCGGGCTCGCCGGGCAGGCCGAGGGCAACCAGGTGGGCCCAGCAGGCGTGATGCTTGTGCTCGCGGCAGGCGGGGCAGATCGTCGTCTTCTCGCCGAAGGGGACGACGACCTTGCCGGGGCGGAGTTCGGAGTCCTTGGCGCGGTAGCCGCGGCTGCGGCCGGCTCCCTTGGTCATGCGGCCCTCCGGCGGCGGTCGCTGCCCTTCATCGGGATGCGCTCACACATTTCCGCGAGCCGGGAGGTGACGCGGTCGCCGAGGCGGCCGGCGAGTTCGGCCGGGCCAACGTTGGAGGTCATCAACGTGGGCAGGTGGTGCTCGTACCGGTGGTTGACCAGCCGGAAGTTGACCTCCTCGGTGAACTCGGTCGGCTTACGCTCCGCGCCCAGGTCGTCGACGAAGAGCAGGCGGGCGTCGCGGTACTTGCGGAACTCGGCCTCCGAGTCCACGCCGAAGCGGGGGCGCAGAGCGGCGTACAGGTCCGCGGCGGTCGTCACCTGCCACTGGGCATACGCGCCGGTCACCGCCAGCTCCCGCATCGCCCCGTAGGCCTCGTGGGTCTTGCCGACACCGCACACGCCGAGCAGCAGCAGCGACGGGCCGTTGAAGATGCTGGCGATCGGACCGCCCCGCTCCGCCTGGGCCGACTTGGCATCGGCGACGAGGCCGTCGATCCAGGTACGCAACTGCGGCAGCGACGGGACGGCGCTGCGGTAGTGGAACGGGACCTTCGCCATCGTCTCGGCGTAGGTGTTGCGGGCGACGTTCGCCATGCTGTGCGGATCGAAGTCGTGGGTGTTGAACCACTCGGCAGTGAGGCCGCGGCTGGTGAGCAGCGGGGCGACGTCGTGGCCGCGGAGGTTCGCGGGCGGGATGTACTGCATGTCAGAGGTCCTCGTCGTAGACGGATTGGTCGGTGGGGTCGCGGTACGGCTGGTAGCCGCCGGAGACGGCGCGCAGGTGGCGGCCGGGCTGTGGATCGGGCTCGTCGTCGTAGCAGCCGTTGTTGAGCCAGGTGGCCGGGTACTTCGTGTACTTGGGGTCCTCGTCCTTGCGCTCATGGGCGTAGGACTTGGCGGCGTCGACCATCTGCTGGGGTTCTGCGCCGCGTTCGATGGCGCCGATCCAGGCCTTCCTGGCGGCTTCCTTGTCCCGTCGCTTCGGGTAGGTCAGCCAGAAGGCGCCGAAGGCCTCGAGGTGGTGGCCCGTCTTCTCGCTGCCGCTCTTGGTCTGGACCGGGGCGGCGATTGCCTGCGGCTCGGTCGAGCTGGCTGCGGGAGAAGAGTCTTCTAGTAGTTGTTTGTCTGACGGTTGTTGGTGGTTAGGGCTGCGTTCCGTGCGTGACGAACGGACTTTAAGTGCGTGACATCCGTCGGTCACAGACTCTGCGTGCGTGACAGTCACGCCTTCTGAATCCGTGACAGTCACAGACTCTGCGTGCGTGACACCCTTCGATCGGGACCGTCGCTTCCGCTCCGCAGCCGCGGCCCGGAAGTCGTCCTCCTCCCTCTCGAGGTCGCTCCAATCCGTGGCTGAGCGACGCAGTTCCATCGCGAGTGCGTAGCGGGTGCGGCCCTCGGTCGTGCCGTCCTTGGTGATCAGGCCGGCCTTCTCGAGGCGGCGTAGGGCGCGCTGGACCGTGGTTCGGTCGTAGCCGGTGCGGTACTGAATTCGGAGCACGGAGGGGTGCACGTTGGCGCCGGTCGGACTCGCGTGCTCAGCGAGCACCTGAAGGACGTGCCGGGCAGTCGTGTCCGGCTTGCCCTTCTCGGTGCGCGGCATGGGCGCCTGGTCCATGGCCCACGTGACGGCCTCAGTACTCACGGAAAACTTCCTTCGGGAGGGTGCCTTTGCTGGTCAGTCGCTGTTTCTGGACAGCCCTCATGGAGGTGCGAACGCTGACTGGCGCATTCGCGTATAGCCAACATACACTTGTCCTCGTGAGTGTTGGCTATTTGATCGCAACCAGTTGTGGCCACAGGCCTGTGGGACCATGTGGGCATGCCAGAGGAGGAAGTCGTGACCCGCCTGAAGAAGGCCGCCGCAGCCAAGAAGCGCGCGGAGAAGTCCGCAGACGTCGCACACAGGGCGTTCGAAGCCACCGTCGCCGGCGCCCTGCGTGAGGGCCTGAAGCCCGCGCAGGTAGCGACGCTGACCGGCTACAGCTACGAGACGATCCGGCGCATCGCCCGCGCCCACGACGTCGAGCCGCTGCGCGAGCCGACCGTCACCAGCAGGAAGAAAGCCCAGCCGGGAGGCGACTCCCCGGCCTGACCGAGGAGATCGCTCATGGTCAACATCCACACTGCGCGAACCGCCCTGTACCGGCTCTACGACGAGGGCGGCGTTCTGCTGTACGTGGGCATCACGAACATGCCGAACGTCCGCTTTGCCGCCCACACCATGAAGCCGTGGTGGCGTCAAGTCGCCCACAAAGACGTCACCTGGTTCGACAACCGGCAGCTCGCATCCCAAGCGGAAGTGAAGGCGATACGGGTTGAGCACCCGGTCCACAACTCGATGCACGCGGTGCCCGGCCCAGCGGACGTCGTGACCTTGCTTCTCGTTGACGACGTGGAACCGGAAGAGGACGAGCTCGACATGGAGATTCAGGCCGCAGCAAAGAAGCGAGCCCGACTGGAGAAGGCCTTCAATGAGGCCGACGCCGAGCTGCGCACCCTCCTGGTCGAAGGCCGCGCCGCCGACAAGGGCCCGTCCCACATGGCCAAGCTGACCGGCTTCACCCGCGAGTGGGTCGCCCGCATCGCTCCCGCTCCCAAGTCCTGACCTCATCGCTCCTCCTCTCGTCTTCCAAGCCCCGCCAGTCGGCGGGGCTTTGTCGTGTGCGGGCTAGGCAGCGAGGGCGGCGGTCGTCAGGCCGCGGTCCTGGGGGGTGTGGATGACGGCTCGCAGCCGGGCTCCGATCCATGCGCCGACTTGCGGGCTTACGGCGTTGCCGAAGCCGTCCGTCTGGTCGCGGGCGGTCCCCCAGACGGTGAAGCTGCCGCGGTAGTCGCGGAAGTCGACGTCGAAGCCGCAGCCTCGGCCGATCTCGTGGGCGGCCATCATTCGGTAGAAGCAGTCATCGAACGGAATCTTCGAGAGCGCAGGCCCCCATGCGGCTGTGAGCAGCGCGGTCGTGTCCCGGGCGGTGAGGGTGCCCAGGGGGTCGGTGAGCGGGTGTGCTGCCGTCTCGGTTCCTGTGGGGCCGTTCTGCTTGAACCAGCCGGCAGCCGTGAGCAGGCCAGGGATCTGGTCGGCGGTGAACGTCGGCATTGATTCGGCGTACAGGGTGGGCACCGTGTTGTTGCGGTATGGAATGACGCCGGAGGTGAGCACGGCGAGCGTCTCGGAGCCGACCTGAGTGGGCAGCGGCTCATTGGCGCCGCGGGGCCCGCCCTGGTAGTTGTCCACGGCGAGTGCGACCGCGGGCTGATCCCACAGCGTCTGGCCGGTCGACAGGATCGCTGTCTCCTGCTGGCTGGTCTGTGTGGCCAGCGGCTGCAGCAGGAGCCGCTCGGAGCCGTGTACACCCTTGGCGGGCATGAGGATCGCGGGGAAGTCGGCGAACTTCTGGCGGCATCGTTCGATTCGGGCTGTCGTTGATGCCGCGAACGGCCCGCGGTGGCCGTCTTTGAACGTCTTGATCGGCCGTTCTCCGATGCGGGTTCCGAGGTCGCTCAGGTCGAGTGCGGCGAGCGACGGCGTCATCGGCGGGACGACGGCCCGGCGGCAGGACGGGCACCGGTATTCGTACTGTTCGCCGTAGGCCACCTTCCCGGTCGGCGGGATCCCGGTGCGCCAGGTCCACACTGCCTC